CGAAGCCGATGTGACCCTGCGTGGTATGGGCCAGCGTGATTATGAAGCTGATCAGAATACGATGTGGTTTTCACTTACCTTCATGGGGCATATGCTCGAGGGCCTGCGGATGGTCACGCTTGTCGATGTCGATACATACAGCCGCGATCGCTACAACAAAGAGGACTCTTTGTCAAAGTTCTTAGTTCCATATCTGTATGCGGATGACCTTGATAAAGAAGCAGAGAAATTCCTGTCGAAATATTACCGGGACGCATTAGAGGCGCCGGTGCCAGTCGACTTGGATGAGCTCGTCGAGAACATGTGCCTCACCAAGTATTATGCCCCCCTGCCGGATAATATCTTCGGCAAATCATACTTCACGGATGCAGACGTGGAGGTATACGACGATGATCTGATGGGAACGCATACGGAGCACATTGAGCGGGGAACGATTCTGATCAATCCGAATGTGTTCTTCATGCGCAATGTGGGATCTGTAAACAACACGATTATTCATGAGTGCGTTCATCAGGATCGGCATGGAAAATTCTTCGAGATGCAGAAGCTCCTCATGGGAGAGGATGCTCAGATCAGTTCCATCGCTTGTGAAATAACGGATGGATATACTGGTGAAAACGACGAGCGGACCAAAGCCATGCGATGGATGGAATGGCAGGCAAACGCGCTCGCGCCAAGGATTCAAATGCCGCGAAGGATGGCGCTGGTAAAAATCCGGGAAATCCTGACACGACTGCATGCGGAGTTTCCGGATCAGACGGAAGCCATGATCATGCAGATGGCAGTGGAGGAGTTTGCAGATTTTTACGGTGCGACAAAAGTGGCCGCGAAGGTACGTCTGGTACAGCTGGGGTATCCGCAGGCGGTCGGTACCTTTGTCTATCGTGATGGTCAGTATGTGGAACCATATTTCTTTGGAAACTATGCCCTGAAGAAGGGAGAGACTTTTGAGATCAGCGAGCGGGATTTTCACTTTCTGTTCGCAACCAGCCCCGCATTGCGAGATCTCATTTATAACGAGCTGTTCGTCTATGTTGATGGAATGGTGTGCATCAAAGACGAGAAGTACGTCTTTATGCATCCGATCACCGGCGAATACATGATGACGCCGTATGCCCGGAATCATGTTGATGAATGCTGTCTTGTCTTTCAGATCAATAACTGGCGCGGGAAAAATGAGTACGACGACTCATTCTATAAAGAGTGCTTCCTCTGTAAGGAAGTGGACGCATCAAGGTTTGTCGAAGCACTATTTAACCCAGAGGAAAAGGATACTCAGACCAAGGCGGACCGGGCAAAGCAATGCAAACAGATAAAAGCGCAAGCACAGGACATCGAGAAAAATGCTGATGAAATGCCTTCCTCGTTTAAAGGGACCCTGCAGTATCACATGAACCGGCTGGGTATCGATGTCATGGGGCTCAGTATTGATTCAGATATTTCCGATGTGACAATTGGCCAGTACCTGAGTGGTCAGAATAAGCGGCCGGGGAAGAGTTACGTACTGGCATTATGTGCCGGGCTTGGGTTGCAGCCAATTTACAGCCTGGATTTGTTCCGGAAGGCGGATCATGATTTGATGAGTGCTCTGACGGAAGAGAATACATTATACATGGATCTGATCTTCAATCACGCCGGCGAGAAATTAAAGAAATGGAATGAGAAGCTGGTAGAGTGGGGATATAAGCCGATCCCAACTAAAAACAGGTAAAAATCAAGAAATTTTCTAAGTGCCACTATTTTTCATAAAGCAAGAAACCATAAGGGTTTCCGAGATTTTGTCGAAATGACGAAGTCCCGGAAACCCTTATTTTATGCGGTTTTTCGGCCAAGTGGCACTTTGTGACGGCCTCCTGGAAGGGTGCTATTTTAGACTCACCGAAAGGTAATTCGGTAAAAGAAACGAGTCAAATCAGAGTCAAACCCAAGGAGGCAAACGTTATGTTTTACGATTCATCTTAGCTCATCTTCAGGACCGATTCCGGTCCACGATTCCCTAACCTTATATATAAGCACATAGCAACGTACCTTGAAAAAATTTGATATCGAGCCCGAGTGCGCACGAAGGCAGGATGTCAGCCATAGATTTATTCACCGGTCCAGGAGGACTGGTGGATGAGTCGAAGCTGAGACCCTTTCTTTCGTGCGCTCTTTTTTTGCCCGTAGGAAGGGCCGGTCCTCTTCATTAAGAGTCTGAACCATGTTCCTGTCTTCTTGTGCCTCCGGCATGGAGGCAAGAACATGCAAAACAGAGAACTGAATAATGAAAACCTGGAGTATTACATCGAGATCGACGGTCAGAAGATTCCGGTCACGGAAGCAGTGTATCGGGCGTACAAGCGTCCAGCCTGGAAGGAAAAGAAGCGCCAGCAGCGGCAGCGGGAGAAAGGAACCGGTGGTCCGGATTGCACGAAAGCAGTCGGTGCCGCGCCTCTTTCCATCGACCGGATGCTGGAAGATGGCCTGGATATTCCGCAGGGCGGATCAAGCCTGGAAGATACCGTCATCATGAATGAACTGATCGGTGAGCTTCATAAGGCCCTGGCTCAGCTTGCACCGAATGACCGTGCCATTCTGGATCTTTTCGGTGACGGCCTTTCTGATCGGAAGATCTCTGCTGAAACCGGCATCCCGCAGACGACCGTTTCGTATCGCCGGAAGGTTCTCATCAAGAGACTGCGTGAGCAGCTGAAAGATTACAGATAATACATCACTCCCTGCGGTCAGAAACGGCCGCGGGGAAAGTCAAAAAAATCTTTGCTCACTTTTGGTTCGACTGTCCTGTGTGTTCTGGAAGGAGAGATACAAAACAAAACCTTCCAGAAAGTGAGGTGGCTGTCATGTATACAGGCCAGAAGTACACAAGGGCAGATGTCATCTCGCTCCTGTTCGTGATCAGTGCTCTTTCGAAGCGGATCGCGACCAGGATGCAGATGGCGGATGAGAAAGGAGGAAGCCTTGTCAAAGATGAGCGACTTATCCCTGACTTTGGATGAGCTCAGGCACTGCGGCGAGATGCTGATCGGGATCTCGGAATCACTCCGGGAAATCTTTTCAGCGCCGGAGCCGGAAGCAGTAGAAGAGAATAAGCAGCAGAATAAAGAAAGCGCTGCTAAAACAGAAAAGCCGGTGACATTTGAAGAGGTCCGGGCTGCGCTGGCAAAGAAGACTCGCGTGAGTAAAGAAAACACAGATGCGATCCGCGAGCTCCTGCAGAAGTATGGTGCCGGAAAGCTCTCCGAGATTAAGCCGGAAGATTACGCGACGCTTCTTAAGGACGCGGAGGTGATCCCCGATGCCTGATCAGCACGCATTTCTCTCAGCATCATCCAGTCCCAGATGGATCGCCTGCCCACCTTCGGCAAAACTGAACAGCGGAACCGGTGGCCGGACAAGCGAGTATGCCATTCAGGGGACCTGCGCACATGCGCTGTGTGAGTACAAACTGAAGACGGCTCTCGGAAGGAAGGCCCGCGATCCCACGGAAGACCTCGACTGTTATGACCAGGAGATGGAAAGCTGCACGGACGGTTATGTCGAATACGTCCTGGAGCAGGTGGAAAAGGCAAAAGAAACCTGTCCGGACCCGACAGTCCTTGTAGAGCAGCGGCTGGATCTTTCCCGGTGGATTCCGGAATCTTTCGGAACCGCGGATGCGCTGGTGGTCGGTGACGATACCTTGACGATCATCGATATGAAATACGGCGCCGGGATCAAGGTCGACGGGTCCTCACCGCAGCTTCGATGTTATGCGCTCGGCTGCGTGGATATGTTTGACGGGATCTACGACATCAAAAACGTTCGGATGGTCATATACCAGCCGCGTCTGGAGCACATCAGTGAGTGCGACATGACAAAGGAGGATCTCTTCACCTGGGCCGAAGAAGTCCTGGTACCGGCAGCCCAGCAAGCGTTCGTAGGCGAGGGCACTTTCAAAGCAGGTGATCACTGCCAGTTCTGCAGTGTGAAAGCAAATTGCAGAAAGAGGGCAGAATACAACCTGGAGCTCGCACGTTACGACTTTGCGATGCCGGCAACCCTGGAGGATGCAGAGATCGAGGCAATACTGCCAAAGCTGGATCAGCTGACCAGCTGGGCATCCGATCTGAAGGACTACGCGCTGCAGAAGGCGTTGTCCGGAAAAAAGTGGAGCGGATTTAAGCTGGTGGCTGGCCGGGCAAACAGGAAGTACGTGAATGAGGAATCGGTTGCTGCAGCCGTAGAAGCAGCGGGATTCGATCCTTACGAAAAGCGCATCCTGGGGATCACAGCGATGACATCCATGCTTGGCAGGAAGAAGTTTGATGAACTGCTCGGTGGCCTGGTGGAGCGGCCGCAGGGCAAACCCACCTTAGTTCCACAGAGCGATAAACGGCCGGAGATGAACTCGGCTGCAGAAGATTTTAAAGAGTGACATAGGAGGAAAAATTATGTCTAAGATGATTAACCCGACAAAAGTGATTACTGGAAAAGATACCCGCTGGTCCTACTGCAACGCGTGGGAGCCGAAGTCCATCAACGGTGGCGCACCGAAATATTCGGTATCGTTGATCATTCCGAAAAAGGATACCGTCACGATCAGTAAGATCAAGGCAGCGATTCAGGCGGCCTACGAAGAGGGCCAGAGCAAGCTGAAGGGCAACGGCAAGTCCGTACCGGCTCTGTCTGCCATCAAGACGCCGCTGCGTGACGGTGATACGGAGAGACCGGATGATGAAGCCTATAAGGATTCCTACTTCATCAATGCGAACTCCACCACGGCACCGGGCATTGTGGATGCAGACCGCCAGGAGATCATTGATCATTCTGAGGTTTACAGCGGTGTGTACGGCAGAGCGTCGATTTCGTTTTACGCGTTCAACAGCTCCGGAAATCGCGGTATCGCGTGCGGTTTGAACAATCTGCAGAAGATCCGTGATGGAGAGCCGCTCGGCAGCAGGACCCGTGCTGAGGATGATTTTGCGGACGAGGATGATGACGATTTCCTGTCCTGATGTGACTGACAAACGGCGGTGGGGGTCCTCCCCTGCCGCCAGTCAAAGAAAGACCATGAGGTGACAAAATGCTGACATACGAAACGATGAAACAGATGCTGGTGGCAGGTGCTTTTGGAGCGATGATCGGTCTGTGGATCTGGGGCTACGGATACTGGATCGTGACCTTTGTACGCTGGGTGAAGAAGAAATGGAAAAACAGAAAGCATCCTGAGACAGAGATGGAAACACAGGAGTAAAGCGGTCGGCCGGGCAGGATACGTCTTGTCCGGCCTTTTGGATTGGAGGAAGTCAATGAAAAATCTCTCCATAGATATTGAGACGTATTCGTCGGCGGAGCTGGCGAAGGTCGGTGTATATAAATACAGCGAGGCGGATGATTTTGAAATATTACTGTTTGGGTACTCCGTCGATCACGGGCCGGTGTCCTGTGTGGACCTGGCATCGGGAGAAGAACTGCCGGAAGAAATACTGAAGGCACTGACGGACCCGGATGTTATGAAGTGGGCGTTCAACTGTATGTTTGAGCGGGTCTGCATCTCCGCATATCTGCGCAAGCATCATCCGGAACACTTTACGAGCTATAGCATTCCCGAAGATACCGTCGGGAACTATCTCGATCCGGAAGCCTGGCGCTGCTCGATGGTATGGTCGGCTTATCGTGGCCTGCCATTATCACTGGCCCAGGTCGGTGAGGTGCTCGGTCTCAAAGATAAGAAGATGCAGGAAGGAAAGGATTTGATCCGGTTTTTCAGTGTGCCCTGTAAACCCACCAAGACGAACGGTGGTAGGACCAGGAACCTCCCTGCGGATGCACCGGCCAAGTGGAGCCTTTTCAAATCGTACAACATTCGCGACGTGGAGGTGGAAGTGCAGATCCAGGAGCGTCTTTCGAAGTATCCGGTTCCGGAAAGTGTCTGGCAGGAGTATCGGATCGACCAGGAGATCAATGATCGTGGCACCAGGGTGGATATGCAGCTCGTTAAGAATGCAATTGCGATTGATGAACACACCCACGAAAAGCTGATCACACAGATGGCTGAGCTCACCGGTCTGGAGAATCCAAACTCGGTGCAGCAGTTAAAAGGGTACCTTGCAGATAACGGTGTGGTCACGGATACGCTCGGGAAGAAGGCTGTGGCAGAACTGATCGAAACGGCGCCGGAAGATATGAAAGAGGTGCTTACGCTGCGGCAGCAGACGGCCAAGTCCTCTATAAAGAAATACCAGACGATGGAGCGAGCTGCCTGCAGCGACGACCGTATCCGGGGAATGTTTCAGTTCCTGGGAGCACCGAGGACCGGACGATTTGCCGGCCGGCTTGTGCAGCTGCAGAATCTCAAACGGAATTCGATGCCAGATCTGGCAGAAGCACGAGA